GTTGTACTGGCCTGTCGTGTTCTTGATGTCGTCAGACGCGCCCATCTTGGCCTGGATCAGACCCGTCTGGGGCAGCGGCGGGGCTGCGCGCTGGGGCAGCGGCAGCACGGCGCCTGCGCCGTCGGTAACGTCCGGGTTGACCTCAAGGTAGGGCCAGTTCTGGGTGTTTGCAGTCTTCCACTGCATCTCGTAGCCCTCGAACTGACCGCCGTAGCCGATGAACGGCGCCTTGGGGGCCAAGGCCAGCATCTCGGCTTCTTGGCTCGTCCAGTAGTTGTACATGCGCTGCGCGTCTTTGGCGTTACGCACGAGGCCGCTGACGTACAGCCGACCTTCAACCTCAAATTCGTTGCCCACGCAGCGCACCACCGGGATGTGCGAGCCGGCCCAGTCAGACCGCTCCAGCACCTCGTAGCCGTTGATTTTGAGCCACTTGACCTTCTTGCGGTCAGACGGGCGCGAGCGCAGGGGCTTGCCAAACTGCATCCGCAGCATCTTGTCCTCGGGCGTGCCTTGGAACGCCGTGATGTTGCCGGGGTACAGGTTGAGCGTCTCTTTGGTGTTCTCGATGTAGAAATACTCGGCGATCCGCACCGTGTTTTCGTTCATCCACTGGCTAAAGCCCTGGTCGCCCACGCCCAGCGTTTGCAGCGTGGTGATGGGCGCGGCGTCCGGGTACTGGCGCTCGTACTCGTCCTTGGGAATGTCCTCGGTGATGAAGCACCAGCGGGCGTCAGAGCCGCACGGGTCTTGGATCAGCGGGTCCATGTAGACGCTAAACGAGTTGCGGATGCGTCCGATCTTGATGTCTTGGTCGAACGTGTTGTCGTCGCAGTACTCGGTCAGAATACGGGCGTAGCCCTCGCCGTAAGACACTTGGTTCTCGCAGGCGGTGTCGTAGGCCACGTCGGCGTCCGAGATGTACTCGATGTGCCGGATCATGCCGTTAAAGATTTCCGCCACCTCGACGTCAGCACCGTCGTCGGCCGGGATTACCTTGGGCTGCGGCCTGTTTTGCCGCTGCTCGTTGGTCACCTGATGGACGTGCTGCGGCAGCTTGTTGATCGTCAGGCACGGCCTGGCGTTGATCGTCTGGCCCTGCACCGCACCGCGAGTAGCGAGCACGTCGGCCGGCCACTGCCAGTGGTTGTCGGGCGAGCCGGCGTAAAAGCGCAGGTCGTCTAGCTCGTCCTCACGCGACTCAGACAGCGCAGAAATCGCCATGTTCAGGCGGCTGCGGGCCGTCGAGAGCACCTCGGAGTCGCTCTTGTCCTTGGCCGAGCCGCCTTCGCTGACCGCGCCAGCAGCGGCGATTCCTGTGTAGTCCATGATTACTTGATCTTGCTCAGAACCTTGGCAACGGTCGCTTTGACGTTGTTGCCTGCGGGAATGCTACCGTGGCAGCCCATGCCGGGCATCTTGGAATACGTTTCTTTGTTGCGGTCAGGCATCCCGCCGCCGGACATCTTCGGCTCGCGAGCGTTGAGTTTGCTAATGGGTTCGAGGTGCTTGCTCATTTCTTTCCTTTCGGCGCAGCGCGCTTGACAGCATATGCGATGGCAACGGCCTGTTTGACCGGCTTGCCAGCCTTGACTTCAGCCTTCACGTTCTTGCGGAAGGCTTCCTTACTAGCAGACTTGACGAGCGGCATTACTTGCCCTTCTTGGCCGTCTTGGCCGACTGTTTGAACGCCTTGTTGGTCGGCGCGCCAGGCGAGCCGGGCTTTCTCATCTTTTCGCCCGAGCCTTCTTTGATGCGCTCGCGCTTGGCGTGGATGTTAGCGTAGAGTCCGGGTTTAGTAGCCATGATAACCTTATTTTTTGATAATCAGTTGATTGATCGGCACATCGTAACTTGTAAGAGGAAACGTGGCTCTGCGCTGTTGTTCGTTCATTAAGCGCCGTGCGGCAGCAGCGCGGGCTTCCGCTTCGCCAGCAAGCAATCGATACTGACGAAACGCTTCTTCGCCCGTTCCAAACATCGATTCGGTGCCGCCTGCGGGGAACCGTTCAATATTTTGCACGGCGTGTTGTAGCTCATGCGTTGCAAGGTCTAGTGCGGCGGGTTCTGTTTTAGCCCGAATGTCGGTTTTACCTTTGCCGCCAAATGTGCGCGAATGCATACCTGATTCAACGGTTGCAGGCAGCCAGTCAGGCATTTTTGTGACCGTCATGCGGTCTGTACGCAATAGTTCCGGGTACGCAGTGTAAAGTTCAGGGTGCGTGTACATTCCGCCAATCGGGCCTTCAATACCACCCCGGTATTGGTTTGCTTTTGACGCCGCCGAGGCATCAAAATTAGTTCGGAATTTGGCTGCGGCGTCGGGTATTTCTTGGCGCCATTGGCCATCCGGGGACCTGAAGTTGCCAGTAGTTTCCCAGATTTTTTCAGGCGGTACTCCGCGTTTTTCCAAGTCTTGGGCCAAATCATTCATAGCTTTGTTCCAAGTCTTGGACCCTTTGCCGACAAATATGCCGGCCAGTGGCGGCACAAACGGAAGCAGTCCAACGGCGTTGAGCGCCGCCTCACCAAAGTTCCCCTGCCGCGCTGCTTGCACCGCGTCGTATCCCGACATCACATCACCCACAATGGGCGTAAACCCAAGCGCGGTCTTAGCTACCTCTGCGGCTTGTTCAGGAGACGCGTACCCGCCTCGCAACGCTCTGGCTTTAGCCCCTTGCGCGGTGATGCTTGGATTGCCAAAATACGGGCGCGACAACTCATTCGATGGCGCGGGGGCGAGTGCATTGCGAGGCATTTAGCACTTCCATCGTTTGAGCGAGGCCTTAGCGCGCTCGGCGTCGCCTTTGGCGTTCTTGACGACCCCTTCCATGCGGGCACAGAAGGACGCCTTGCGGCCAGCGTCGGCTTTGGTCTTGGGGCTGGGTGCCGGCGGCTTGAGGTTGGAGCCGGTGGCTGCGTTGTACTTGGCGCGGCCCTTGGCGGTCAGGCCCGCGCCCTTGCTGACGGGTAGCTTCTCGCCCCGTCCAACGCTAAGAGACACGCCTTTTTTCGCCATTACGCCCCCATCCATGAGGTTGAGACAGTACCGTAGCCCATCGACCGCGCAGTGCGCTGCTTGTCTTCGCGCATCTCGCGGTGCGCCACAGGAAAGGCAAACGTCAACGCTATTGCATCGGCTGCGTCGGGGCTTGCCAAACCACGGGCTTTCATGTCCTTTTTGGACTCTAGGTAGATCGTACCACGAGAATCGGGCTTCATCTTAGGCGAAATCAGGTCAGACTTCAAGAACCTGTCGTTTGGCACGCTCGCCGACTTCAGCCAGTCGCGCATCTCACCCCAGATTTCCGCCCTCTTGTTGCCGTACATTATCGGGTTCTTGGCCTTGTTGCCGAAGTTCACGCCCCTGATCTTGTACCGCTGCTCCTTGAGCCGGTCCACAACGCCTGCCCCTAGCCCGCCCTCGTCGATGTTGACCAGCGTCGGCTTGAACTCCTCGATCGCGTCGATGACGTGCCCGACCACCGTCATGGTGTCGTCGCCCCGGTGCCTGATCAGCTTCAATATGTCCCGCCCCTGCCGCACGGCGATGACGGTCGCGTCCGCCCCGAACCGCGCCGGGTCCACGCCCACCACGATCGGCGCCGATTCGTCCTTGTACGGCTGCCGCTTCATCGCCGCGTCCACGATGCCGATGCTGATGAACTGGTCGTCGCCCTCGTTGGGGAACTGACCGTACACCTCAACGTGCGCCTGGCTGCTGTCCGGCCCGTATTCCGCGATGATCTGCTCGTAGACCTGCTTGTCGGTACCCTCGACCGTCCTTGCGTCCACGATTTTCGACTTCCAGAACTCGCGTTTGCTGTTAAACGCCTCGTAAAAGTACCCCGTGTTGCGGCGCGGGTTGGAAAACGCCAGCCAGAAGCGATTCGGCGTGTTTTCCGTAAAAAAACCGCTCGTTACGGCCCAGATCGAGTCGTCAATACCCGACGCCTCGTCAAAAATCACCATCACGCCGTCGAAGTTGTGTACGCCAGCGTAGGCGTCGGGGTTCTCCGCCGACCACAGCCGCCCCTCGACGCCCCAGTAGCGCGTGCCTTTTCGCAGATCGCGCTCGA